AGTCTCAAGACTAAATGGAGTGTTGCCTCTTTTTGGATGTTGTAATCTGACAGCGTTCTACCGTCTTCAAGTTGCTTACCTGCAAAAATTAATCTCTGTTGGTCAGGTGGGATGCCTTCCTTATCTTGAATTTTCTGCTTAACATTTTCGATAGTATCGGATGGTTCAACATCCAAAGTAATAGTCTTTCCAGTCAAAGTCTTAACAAAAATCTGCATTATATAATAATAAATGAGGGTTAAGTTTTAAGTCGATTTATTAAATTATTTAGTTGAGAAAATATATATATTAGCATTATTACAATGTATTAACATAACGCCTACAATAATTAATGATATGCCAATAATCATATCAGTTGTTAATTTTTCATTTAAGAACATAACAGAGAATATAGTAGCAAATATTAATAATAATCCTTCTACTATTGGAGTGACATAAGAAGCATTATGTTTTTCTAAAAGATAATAATTAGCAGCAATAGCAGCTATAGCAACAATAGATACTATAGTTCCATATAATATAGAATCTTTTGTAAAATTGGTTAAATTATTTTTGTATGCTTTTGGGAGTCCGTATTTATGTAGACTATGTAATAAGAAAGGCAATCCAATAACTCCGCTAATTATATATCTTAAAAAAGTAAAATTATAATATCCTACTTTATCTACGGAAACTTTTTCTATAATAGGTTTTATAGCCCATCCTAAACCATTAACAATAAATAAGATGATATCAATCATATATATATTAATTATAAAATTATATAATAGTAAATTTTATAATTTATTAGTTAAATTATTTTTTTAGTTATTAAATTAAATAACTTAGTTAGAGTATGCGAGACCTCCCATACCACTCATGACACGGAGGACATTGTAGTTGGTGGCGTAAACACGGACCTTGGCGGTGTTGTTTCCGGCAATAGCGGCGGCAGAGACAACAAGCTGAAGAGTAGCGTTATCGATGCGAGAGAAATTGCAAGTTCCAGATGGCTGGTGTTCTTCTGGGCGAAGAGCGAAGGAATAGCAGTTGATTCCGGTATCTGGGCTGCGAGTGTGGTGCTGGTATGGCTGGACAACATCGAAGTAAGATCCTTCGCGTTCAGACATACGGTCCTGTCCGTTAAGCTGAAGCTTAGCAGTAACAACAGGGTTTTCTCCCCAGCAGTGTAATTTGAGTGCGGTTTCGGCAAGAACGAATGATCCGGCATCAGTGACACCAGTTTCATTTCCAGCGGAAATTGCATTAGCAGAAGCGTCAGTCATATTTCCAGAGGCATCAATGAAGTCAGCGCCATCACCGAATGCTGCGAATGAAGATGGAAGAGCATCAAGAGCATCAGAGTAGTTGAATGGCTGAGCTCCTAAAGCACTGTGGAGGGCTTCTCCACCGGTGAACATATCACAGTAGCTGACGTGGGCATCAGGCTGAACAACCCAGACAAGTTCTTTGCAGGGGTGGTTAAAGTTAAGTTTAACTTTGTTGGATGAAGATCCGATGGATTCAGCACCAGTGAACTGAAGCTGTTCAATGAGATATTCGTGGGGGTTCTGTGCCATACGACGACGTTCATCGGTATCAAGGAAAATGTAGTCAACGTAAAGAGATGCAGCGACAAGAGATTTAGCGTAAGCATCGGTTTCTTTCTGGTTTCCAGAGGAAGCTACGCTTTTAACAGCGAAAAGGCATTCATCTAATGGACGTAATTCGACGTTAATTTTGACTTCGTGATACTGAAGAGCGATAAGTGGAAGTGCGAGTCCGGGGTTGCGGCAGAACCAGAACTGAAGTGGAACGTAAAGAGTGGTTTCAGGTAAAGCGTTGCGGGGTGCGCATACAACTTCAGGGACACCGGCGGCAGAGCAGGCACTTGCGACATCATCAAAATCGGGGTCGGTTAAGTAAGTAAGCTGAGTGGTGTGTCCAATCATCTTGTGGTATCCAGCTTCCTGTTCGGAAGTGAGAGTAAGCTGGTTCCAGATGTGCATCCAGTCACCATACTGGCGATCGACGCGCTGACCACCGACTTCGACTTCGACCATAGAGACCATCTGTTCTCCTGGGCAGTCGAGCCAACGTGCGTGTTGGGCATCATCTTTAGAGAATTCAGGTAAAGTTACCTGTAAGTAAGTGCGGTAGGCAAGATCTCCGTTTCTGGAGATAGTGCACTGAACACGGCGACCGAAATCGGCCTGACCGTTGAAAGTCTGTTCAATGGATTCCATTGCGAAATTGGTGTGGCGACGGTAAGTGACTTTCCAGAAAGTGATCTGGGGATTACCGGTAAGGTAAACGTCCTGTGCGCCATAAGCTACGAGTTGCATTAATCCTCCTCCCATTATTTATAATATTGCTAAAGAAAAAAATTTTTTTGTTTAACCCAATAAAAATCATTCTTTACAGTCATCAATAATAGAATTAATATCCATATTTTTACTCATAAATCGCCTTAAATAATTGTCTAAATATATTTTTTTTTCATTATCATGTTTTTTTCTAAAAACATAACAATTATTTCTTTTTTTTATTGTCCATCCATTTTCTAAAGCATTATATATTAAAGTCATTTTTTGTAGAGTTATAATATCAATACTAGCTGGATTGGTCTGAATTTCGATATCCATTATATTAATAATCCAATACTTTTAATTTTTAATACATACGAATTTACTAAATAAAACAATTACTAAATAAAAGTATAGACAGATAATTATGTAAATTATATATGCCGAATTTTAAGCCTAAATCTGGAAAAAAAATAAAGGTTAATAAACATTCTATTATGACACTTGATAATAAACATAATCAAAAGATGACTGAATTTGATAAAATAGAAAATAATACTATTCCCAAATTAAAGTCGAGGAAAAAACATTTAAAGAATAAGCTAAAATTAAATAATTTGGGCATTGAAGAAAAATTAGATATTTTAGATGAAATAAAAAAAATAAAAAAAGAAATAATTCATCTAAATAATAAAAAAAAGGAATATTTATTAGATAATAGTAAATTAATATTTAATTATTTTGAAAAAAAAAAAGATACATCACTAGGAAAAAATAATAAAAAAAAAATATTACATTCATTTTTTAGTAAAGATAATAATGTTGTTAAATCTATTAAAAAAGATGATGAAAATATTGTTCAAAAATATTTTACAAATATTGATAATTCACACATAAATATTAATAATTATACTAATAATTATGAATTATGTAAAAATTGCGGGGGTGAATTAGTTCACGTTGAGAATGAAGGATTATTAATATGTAAAGTTTGTAGCAATCAAGTTAAATTTTTAATAGATCACGAAAAACCATCATATAAAGAACCTCCTAAAGAAGTATGTTTTTATGCTTATAAAAGAATTAATCATTTTAGAGAAATACTTGCACAATTTCAAGCTAAAGAAACTACTCAAATACCCGATGAAGTTATTAAAAACATTAAAAATCAAATAAAAAAGGAAAGAATATCTATTAAAAATATGGACAATAAAAAAGCCAAAGATATTCTAAAAAAATTAGGTTATAATAAATATTATGAGCATATACCGTTTATAAAAGATAAATTAGGTATAAAACCACCAGTTATGAGTCCTGAATTAGAAGATACATTATGTAATTTATTTATGGAAATTCAAAAACCTTATTCAAAACATTGTCCAGATAATCGTGTGAACTTTTTAAACTATTATTATGTTTTATATAAAATGTGTGAATTATTAGATGAGACTACATTTCTTCCTTTTTTTCCAATGTTAAAAGATCCAGTTAAAAGAATAGAACAAGATGAAATTTGGAAAAAAATATGTAAAGAATTAAGATGGCAATTTATTCCTACTATATAAAATTTAGTCGTCTTACTACTTTCCAACTAGAAATAGATTCTATTTTTATTTTTTGAAAAATAAAATTACGCAATGTTAATTTACTTCCATACATTTTTGATGAAGTTATAATCCATTTATTTGGATATTCCCTATATCTCTGATTTCCATCATCAAATACTATAATTCTATTTAAATAGTTTTTTATTGTATCTTTTTCCATTTATATTTAATATAAATAATTATTTTTATATTAAACTGTAATACTTTTATTATATGATTTTATTATTGGATCTATATATCCACTAAAACATTGATTATATGATTTTTCTGGTATATTTTTCATTAAATCTTCTAATGTTAAATATTTTAAACTATTTGATCCTATTTCTATATTTACTTCATTTATTGTATTATTATACATAATTAATTCTTTTTTAGATTGTATACAGATTCCTAGTTCACATATATCTATTACAGGTGGAGCAGGAATTCTAACATGAATTTCATTAACTCCACATTTTTTTAAATTTCTAATAATTGATTTTATAACATTTCCTCTAACTATTGTATCATCCACTATTATTACATTTTTTCCTTTTAGATTATCTTCATCATATATGAATTTTTTACTACATAATCTTTGTCTATCTTTATTAGTTACAGCTATAAAAGTTCTTAAAACATTTTTATTTTTAGTTATTAGTTGTTCATATTTTAAATTTAACATTTTCGCATAATTTTTACCTAATAATATACCGGTAAAGGGTATTCCTATTACGATATAATCCTTTTTTGATGAAAATATATTTTTATCTTTTAAAGCTAGAATTTTACTTAATCTTCTACGAATATTTTTTATATATATTCCATCAATAAAACTTTTTTCATTAGCAAAATATAAAATTTCAAAAGCACATATTCCTTTTATTGAATTTTTATGATTATATATTGTTTTTATTCCTGTTTTATCTATTTTTAATAATTCTCCCGGTCGAACATCTCTATTATAATTAATATCTCTAGTAAATGCACAGCTTTCACTACTTATATAGTAATTATTGTGATCTTTACCTATACATAATGGTCTTATACCATATCTATCTCTCATAACATAAATCGTATTATTTATTAAAATAACAATAGAATATGCTGCAGGTATATTTTCTAATATATATATTAATCTATTTTCTATATTACCTAAATTATTTAAACTCATTAATAAATTATTTAAGTAAGTTGTATCATGCCCTTTTATATTTGGTATATTTCCGTTATGAACTAATGAATATTCTCCTATTTCTGAAATATTTCCAATTAATGGTTGAATTTCATTAATTTTAATTTCATGATTATTAAGAGAATTTCCAGATGTAGTATATCTTATATGACCAATACAAGATAAAACTTTTAAATTATCTATATTTTCATTAT